ACCTTCAAGGTGATGAACATGTTGAGACATATGTGGAAGATTTGAGTGTGCCTGACCACTTCTTCTCCTGATAATATATTGAGGTGATAAATATATTATATTGTCACCTCCACCAATGGCTTACTATCTTACTAAACCATGTTTGATTCAGTCTTCAAAGACATTATACTACACTGGTGATAGTGTATGGTCTGATGAAATATCAGATAAAAAGAATTTTCCTACTAGAGGTCCATTGGACGAAAAGATTGCCAATGTAGACGGCAAATCTGGTGGGTTTAAGAATGCAACTGTGGTAAAGGCATGAAAAACTTACAACTTTTTTTAGAACAGGCTAAAGTTAAAACAACAGAACTCAACAAAAGTCAAAGTGAATTTGAAAAAACTCAGGCTGAATTGGCTAAAGGGAGTACCTTGAATTACAATTATGGTGGATCAGATACTCTTAATTCGCCAGAAGATAGAGACTTTACAGTGAGTGCTAGAGAAAGGTACTTAGAATCAACTAAAGAACGAAGAGAGCGAAAAGAGAAAGAAAGGGAAGAGAAAAAAAGAGAAAAAATTGCAGCAGAAAAGGCGGCAGAAAAAGAGGCAGAAAAACAAGAACTTAGAGATATAAGAGACGACATAAAAACCCAAAAACAAGAACTTAAGAGAGCTCTTGCAACTGAAGAACTTGGTACTGGACTGACAATTACTGGTCCTCGTGCAAAACGAAGTGCCGCAGATCGTAGAAAACCCGGTGTAAAACAAAGAGTTAAGGCACTTGGTGGTGGTAAGACTGCACCAGTAGATTATAAACCACAAGGTGAGAAACCAAACAGAAGTGGTAATAATAAAACTTCAAATACTACTCAACAACCTGAAAAGGCCAGAGATGACAAACAAGTCAAACAGTCATATGCTGACAAAGTAAAGGCAGATAGAAGAGCTGCAGCACAAGCAAGAGCACAGGCCAAAAAGAGTGGTGGTGAGGTAAAGACAACTAAAGCATCTTCCAAAGATACGACAAAGGCTGCAGACAAACTCCTGTCAACAAAGAAAGCCAAGTCTGTATCTCCTGATTACAAACCAGCCAAAGCTTCTGGTTATACCAGAGATCAAAGAGATAAGATTAGAGGAGAAGGTGAAAGATACTTGAAAGGTATCTTCAAAGATCAAGAGACCGCCAAATATAAGAAAGAAACAGGTGTCAATCCTGATGCTAAAGGTAGACAAAAGATCCTTGGTAGAGTCAATAAGAGGATGAAATGACACAAAAAATGATGCGGTTGTTCAACACACTCACAGAGGCTAGAACTTACATCAAAAATGATCAGTCAATCTCATTATCAAAGGCCAAAGAGTATGTTGAAAGAAATACTGTATTGACAAATGGTGTTACAGGTAGTAAAATATGGGTAATTCTTCCGTAATTATTGGGCAGTCATGTGCAGGGGTGTATTTGACATAAGACCCAATCTACGATATAATAAATAATAATACCCCTGCAAATTGAAGAATGGACTTTAACTGTGAAGGTCTTAATCACATATTTGACTGTGATGGACCGTCAGTAATTACACTGACAAAGTATACACAACTCGATTGCCCACTAACTGGGCCTGGTGCACCACGGTATGGTATACCTTGGTCAGATAGTGAGAGAGAGTTACAACTTAGCACAAACCCATACTTTACCAAAGAGAGCCAAATTGAGGCTGGTAAGAAAGGTGGGCGCACTACGAAAGATAACAATTTAGGTATCTTCAATCCTGAGTATGATAGGACACCCAATGCAAGAATAGCTGGTGCCAAAGGTGTCAAGACCCAAATTGAGAACAATATTGGTATTTGGGCAATGACCCCTGAACAACAATCAGAGAGGTCAAAGAGAGGTGCCAAGACTACAACATCTCAACGGTGGAAATGTTTAGTCACTGGTCACATATCGACCCCTGGTGGTTTATCTAACCATCAGAAGGGGTTAGGTATAGATTACAAGGACAAATCCCTCCGTGTTAAAGTTACTCACCCCCAATTGACCACTATAGTGTAACCACAAGAAAATATGTCACTCACTCACATCGAACATCCAGAAGACTGCATTCTGACCGGTGATTTATCAGTATTTGACCTACTTTATGATGTGGGTCATATCTCTATGAAAATGGACGGTATGAGTTTGGTTTGGGGCACAAACCCACTCAATGGTAAGTTCTTTTGCTCGACAAAAGCCGCATTCAATAAGAAGAAAGATCGTAAATGTTATACTACTGATGATATATTTGAGCACTTTGGTCATCAAATGGAAGTGTTCGAGATTCTGTCATATTGTCTTAAGTATCTACCAAGAACTGATAACATTTACTGGGCTGATTGGCTTGGTTTCGGTAGAACTGATGTATTGACACAAAATACTCTTACCTATGCATTCCCTGAGGCTATCACTCAGAAACTGGTAATCGCACCACATACTCAAGTGTATGTTACCACTGCATTTCACGAACCTATCTGTGAACCAATCAAAGAATCGTTTGATGACAGTGTTATCATCAAGTGGGTACAACCTTCTGTTGATCGTATCTTTGGTGGTTATGATGCACCCAAGATTAACACTGACAACATCAAGTTTCTGACTGATAAAGAAGCAAGTCAGGCCAAAGTTGCCATCAATGCTCTTATCAAGTCTGGCCAGTTTGTTGATGATGCATCACTGACTGAAATTTTAGGTTGTCCTTTCCTTGCCAATCTATATCAGTTGGTTATTGACATCAAGTATGATTTGATTGATAGTTTGATTGTCAACGATGCACCAACTGCATATCTTCCTAATGGAAAAGAGACTGACGGTGAAGGTTATGTCTTTCATTCTGATACTTATGGTTCAGTTAAATTGGTAAATAGGACAACTTTTGCCTATGCTAACTTCAATCATGGATTTGGTAACTGATTAATATGACACAATTTAATGTAAAGGGTGCCTGGACTGATCGTAATGGTCGTAGACACAACTTTGAGATACAAACTGATAGTGCGGATAGATCTTTGATACGGGATATTGTAGAATCACAGTACCCAGCAGAAAGAGTTGTAATTAACTCGGTTCGTCAACGATAATAAAGTTACTCACCTCCAATTGACCTCCACAGTATAATCACCACCACCACATGACTACTGCTCAAAATCATCTTAAAAATCAACTTAAGTTGATCATGTCTCTTGATCAATCTCAGTTGGATATTTACACTCGGGACACCATGTTCAAGTGTATTGAAGATCTTTCTGGTGGTATTTGTTGGAGTTCTTCACTTAAAATTGATGAAACTGGTGCACTTCTTACTCCCGATGCATTTCTGAGATGGAGTGAATACCCAGATAAGACTCTATCTAAAGTTATTGACATGAAAGTCAAAGGCGGAAATAGTCTTACCAAAGAACACTTTGGTGGTGTTCGTAGTGGATCAAAGTTTATTTTTGCATATCATTATGATAAGTTTATTGAGGATAAATCTTACGATCTAATCAACAATTTCTTGACAGATATTGATAGATTGTCTAAAGTAGTTGTATCTACTCGTAGTGAAAATGAAGCCTTTGCTCTAATTCGTAAGAGAACTCCACAAGATTACAAAGAGATTAACATTTGTAAGTTAATCTATGTCAAAAATGTATCACGAAAGAAATTTGTTGACTGTAAACATAATGTAATTGATTCCGACCTTACTCCATACTTTCCAAAAGTATTGTTAAGATGATAAAGTTACTCACCTCCAATTGACCCCTATAGTATAACACCACAATTCTATGATCACTCTTCGCCCACATCAAAACGAAGCCCGTGATGCAATGCATGTTAATAGTATTGGTCAAATCATTGTTCCAACTGGTGGTGGCAAGACACTTATTGCAATCACTGATGCAATGAAACGGTTCGAGGTAAATACTCCTCGCACCATTGTTGTTGTTGCTCCTAGACTACTCCTGGCCAATCAATTGTGCAGTGAGTATATGGAACACATCACCAATGCTAATGTTTTGCATGTGCACTCTGGTGATACAAAACATTTCAGCACTACCAAGTCTGATCGTATCAAACTGTTTGTTGATATGTGTCAAACAGTCCGTGAACATGTTATTATATTCACTACATATCACTCTCTCCATCGTGTTCAGGAGTCTGATATTGCAGTAGATACCATTTACTTTGACGAGGCACATAACTCCTGTCAGAATAACTTCTTTGGACCCACTGAGTATTTCAGTAAGAGGGCTGATCGCGCTTATTTCTTTACCGCAACGAGGAAAACATCTGTAACCGGTAAGAAACATGGTATGAATGAGGTTGAGACTTATGGTCAAGTAATTGCACGCGTATCTGCACCAACTCTGGTTGACGGAGGATATATTTTACCACCAAAGGTAAAAGTTATCGAAATGGACAAAGTGGATAAAAAGTCACTTACTCCGTATCTTGAGAGCAACAATGTTCTTGCATCTATTGACGAACTAGATATTAAGAAGATTTTAGTGTGTGTCAAAACTACACGACAGTTACAAAATATCTTTCTGACAGACTTTGCAGAACAACTCAAAGAACGTGGTTATTCTTACCTCTATATTACCAGTAAGACTGGTGCAGTTGTTGATGGTAAGAAGGTAAAGCGTGAGGAGTTCTTCAACATTCTAAATGCATGGGGTAAAGATGTAGATAAGAAGTTCGTTGTTCTTCACAGGTCCATACTTTCAGAAGGTATTTCTATCAGCGAACTGGAAGGAGTTATCTTCCTTCGTAATATGGACACCATAGAGATGTTACAGACTGTGGGCCGCGTAATTCGTGTGGGCAGTAAATCGAAGACATACGGTATGCTCTGCGTACCTGTCTACAATAATATCGGAGTATCCACCGAGAGAGCACTCCAACGTGCAATTGATATAGTATTTGAGAAGGGTGATATGTATGATAGCGTAACCCGTCGCTAAATAATATGTGGGCGGTCAAGATGTGTCTTGGCGGATAACTTGACGTAAGTCCCACTTACATGGTATAATATCTAAATAATAATAGTCTCGCCAAGACACATGAGAAATTACGAACTCCCTTCACAGGGTAGGTTACAGGAATTGTTTGCCTACAATGATGGAGAACTAATCTACAAAAAATGTAGAGGGCGCCAACCTATAGGTTCAATTGCAGGCGCCAAACATCACACTGGTTACTATCAAATATCAGTGGATAAGAAGTTATATTTGAAGCACAGATTAGTGTATCAGTATCATTATGGTAATTTACTTCAGGAACAACAAATAGACCATATTGACAGAGATAGAGGTAACAATAAGATAGAGAACTTGAGGGTTGCAGACCAAACACACAACCTTTATAATACATGTGTAAACAGTAGAAATCAACTAGGTGTGAAAGGTGTATCTACTTGCCCAAGTGGTCGTTATTCTTCACGCATCTCACATTATGGTAAACAGGAGTATTTGGGCACCTATGATACAATAGAGGAGGCACATCAAGCATATATGAAGAGATTGAATGAACTACACTAACTCCCACATTCTTAATCCTAAACCAGGAGCATTACCAATCGTTGTTGATGAGAAACTGGTCGCAATACCTGTGGCGGATTCAACAACTAAACTGATGGTGATACACAATGGACAACCGGTCAAAGTATGTCGCAACCGTCAATCAGCACTCAATTTGATAGATAAGTTAAGAAAACGAAGGAAATAGAGTTACTCACCTCGAATTGACCCCTATAGTATGACATACAATTCAAATCCTTACATTCAAAACCTACTCGAAATGGGTTATGACAAACAAGACGTACAAGTTGCGTCTACAATGTTTCAAAAGAAAACGTTTCCATGTGTGATTCATGGAAGAACATTCCAAACCGAAGAAGAGTATTATGCTGAACTTCATGAGTATATGAATGGCATGTGATGAACACACCTAATTGGAAAAAGAACTCTGGTAAAGATAAGAAGACCAAGGGTATCTGTAAGGGTATTCTAAAGGGGCGTAAGCAGTCTCTAAGGTCACTCAAACTCAAACTAAGTACCAAATCACCATGAACATTGACAATCAACTTATATCTGTTATTGAGAGTCTTGATTGGGCACTAGAAGAGTATACAGAGGCGATGATTGACCCTACTAAGGGTTATTCATTCTTCACTGGTTACTCTCGTGCAACAATAGAAACCGCCAAAGACAGACTATTGACTATTGTAGAAGACTATCGTAATCTTACACAAGAGGAGATGGATTAACTATGAAAATTGACACAGTAGGTAGAATAGTTGGGTCTTTCCTTGTTGTCTCTGCCTATTTTGTTATTCTACATGTAAATGTCACAGTTGGCGTCTTCATGCAGTTTATTGCTGACGCTATTTCAGTCCCGTTCTTTATTAGAACCAAATCATGGGATGTAGTTATTATGCTAGCATTCCTTCTTGCCATCTCTTCTACCAAATTATTATGAACAAATTTTTTTCTTCTGCATTAGTATCCGCTCTTGCTACAGTGTCACTCACTACCAGTAGTGCTCATGCCCAAAATACATTTGACGATCATGAGCAACTATTCAATACTTTACAATATGTTGGTGTGACTGTTGCAATCAATCCTGAATTGTACTGTGTTGGTGATAAAGATGGTGTTTACTATCCTTATTCTAGTCTTCTTGTTATCTGTCAAGATAACATGGTAACATATGGTAAACAAGAACCTTGGACTGACAATGATTTTGATACATTACGGCATGAGGCACATCATGTAGTTCAAGATTGTGCTGCCAATTCACTTGGTGATGGTATATTGTCCACATTATTTCCTGAAGATGAGTTAATTGAGTTCTTCAAAAGTTCTAATGTAACAATAGAACAACTAAAAGATTTGTATGCAACATTACAAGAACAGGGAATGAGTGACCTCAAGATTCAACAAGAAATGGAGGCATATGTTGTTGCTTATGACGTTTCTGCGTCATCTATTTCTAATAAAATCAGAGAATTCTGCTTCTAATAAAGTTACTCACCTCTAATTGACCACTATACTGTAACCATCACACTTGACAATCATGAACAATTCATCTACTGTACTTAAAGAGCTTCAATCACTTCAGAAAACTTACAAAGTTCAAAACTTTAAGTTTACATCTAGTCAACAGGCCCGTTATGATGAACTTCTAGAACTTCGTAGGGCATTTATTGCATATTGGAAAGAGAACGGTATGATTTGGTCTGGCCCATCTAATGTTGGTAAGGCCAAAACTGAGGCTGCTGCTTAATTAACAGATATATTATGAAATTTGATCCTAAACAAACAGAAACCTTTGAAGCCGAAGGTACAACATTTGAATACAATCATGGTCGTGCGGAATATCTCGCAGAAGATATTCTTGACCAGTATGAAAGTCAAATGAAGACTATGGTCAAAGAGTATAAGAAGGCCAAGAAAACGAGTAAAAAATATTATCTTGGGCGTAACATACTATCTCTTCATTCAGAGTGGAATGTTGATGACAATGATGAAACTTTGTATCTCATCTTTGATGATGAAGAGGAATGTTTCACTGATGTCAAAACTGATAACGAATACTACGCAAGTTCAGAAAATTAAAGTTACTCACCTCCAATTGACCACTATAGTGTAACCACGCAATTCACTCAAATCATGACTAAACAACACCCACTGACTGATGAACTTTGTGATCAAATCGTATCCTCAACCCCTCCGTTGCCTCGCGACCATCAGGATCAAATCCTCAGTTATGACGGTCGGATCCTCGATGGCATGTTTGAGGAATGTTTTGAAGTAGAGAAGCATCAAATGCGAGCCGCTGCTGATTGGCAGTTGGATAAGGTACTGGAATGGTTAAATGAAAACCTTAGCAATTATACCGACGACACTTACCTGGGTGATTGCTACCCCCTCCACATGTTAGAAAGACATTTGAAAGAAGCAATGCGCCCACAGAAGGAGCAACTACAACAGGAGGGAAATTCGTGAACGTTTTTGATTATTACTCACAGTTGAGCGATGACGATTGCAAGGGAATCCAAAAAACCCTAGAAAAGATTCAAGATGATGAAGGTAAACCTGGATCATTGACTGTAGATGCTCGTGAGCTTTCCAAACTTCTTGCATACTTTGAACAGAGATTTGAGGGTAAACAGGAGGACAACTCATGACCTGGACTAACTACATTTTTAGACATCTAATCCCTGCCTGGTTTTATTCGTTTAAATGTAACTTCTATATGTGGAGTGATTTAATGGCCGGTGATTATGAAGGTTACGCTATATTGCCTGGTGATGAT